ACTACTTGTTTCTCTTTAAGAATATTAAATGCCAATTGTAGCAAGTCTAGTCTAATCTCGTATGGGCTTTTGTTTGTCGGCTTCATTGTGTTTCCTTTGTGTTATTTTCCGCTATCTAAATATGTATACTGTTGTATTGGCAGGACATCTCTGCCTACACTAATCATATATGTGTATGGGTATTTTCCATATAATACTCTGGCACTTTTCTCAAATTTCATGCTAGATAGTAATAAAAGAGCCTGTCTGAGAACCGGGACGACTGTACTATTTACATATTCCCTGATCTGAACATATCCATACGGGGCAGTTGGTGTTGGTAATGTATAATTATTCTCTGGACCAAACGGCCCTGCAATGTCGCCTCCTGGTCTTGCATCATACACATCCTTCCAGGCCGCAATTTTTGCAGGATCTGTCGATGTTCCTTCTGTGTTTGCACCACCAGCGCCGGCGGCAAGTTTCTTCCCTTCATATTGGTTCGTATTTATCCAATCTTCCACATATGTTTTTCTAAATTCTGCTACAGCGTTCGTAATCTTTATAACTATTTTCTCTTGTGCCTTAACTGGTGGAAACAATAAATCGCTTACTTCGTCATACGTATACGGAACAATAGCGCCTGGCGGTACAGGAATCGCTTGCGCTGCAGGAGCCGTTTGTACTGGAGTTATTACAGGAACTTCTGCATTCGCAGCAACAGCAACTATTGTGGGTTGACCAGGCAATACTATTTCCTTCTTTAAGCTCATATTGGAAACTTCTACTGCTATTACGTCAACTTGTGCTGGATTCACAGAATTTGCCATAACATTATTGATACATGGATTACTACTGGAAATAAGATTTACAACGTCCTGCCCTTTTACAAAGTTGGAGGCTGCCGCGACGGCGTTGGCTTCTGTCACTACCGCTGCTGAAAAGTCGGTAGTAAGATTTCCAACATCGGATTGTGCTGATGCAAACGAACCTTTTAACGATGCCACCATTGTAGGGGATGCTGTAATCGAGTTTTTAATTGCAGTTACAACCGCGGCCGGGGCATTAGCGACATATGCCAACAATTCTTTCCCTGATGCAATAATCGGGCCACCGGCAGTCTGTATAGCTGTAATCATCGGAGCAAGTGCTCCAGATACGTCTAGTGAGGAACCCATGGCGTTTATTTTCCCTGCAACCATTGCACCTGTTTCTGTAATAGTTTTAAAAGAATCCTTTATGGACACGGTCGGACAGTCACCTGGAGAAGGAAAGGCTTTATTAATTATGTCCGGGTATCCTGTACCTGATACAATTGCATCTATCTCAGTAACTCTTATTTGTAATGCTGCCGCACTTGATACAAACGCCAATTGATTAGGTATTTCATTAATCTTAGCAGTAAGTTGAGTCGATATATCAGATACTGCTGTGGTCATCGACCCCGTTAATGCAGAAGGATCAAATCCAGGGTCACTAATTACCATTGCTTGACCGAAAATATCATAACTACCATTCGCGGTAGAAAAATCATTCAATTCTACTGTTGCAGGTAGTTTATATAGTGATCCTATGCTACCTAGCGGCGTTGTAGCCGATGCTATCATTGAAGATAATGACATTATCGACCAGTTACAATAGAACTTTTCTGTGGAACAACAATCGGAGAAATGGTGCTTTCATAATGGTCCTGTAGCTTGGCATCCGGCTTAGCCATAATACATGGCTTAGGAATATATACTTTCTCATTCATGTTAGCCATCATCAAAAATGGTGCAAACTGTAATCCTTTATCAGTTGATACCATTGACAATGGTTTCTCGACAATCCAGTGTGTTACGTTATCGTCTACTACCTTGCAAATAAATTCTTCGCCGCTATTCATCTTAAAAACTGAAATAGTCGGAAATGAATCTATGTGATTTTGTTTTAACATTATTTGTCCTTGTGTTTGTTATTCTATATTATATGCGTTTTGTTAAATATTGTCTATCAGCTACATTTACCGGAGCCGCAGTTAACACATTTCTTGCATCCTTCTTCGTATACTACATTAGACGAACCGCATTCTGTACAAACTTCGCCATGCACTTTATCTCCGTCCTTAATAAACGATGCTAAGTATTTCTTAATCTGGAATAAGAAACTACCAATATAAACATCTTCTAAAGAATCTAGTGTAGACACAATGTTCTTAATAAGGACACCATGTCTTAAATTTAAAGAAACCATTCGTGCAATTTTTGTAGCATTATCACTACCGTTAATCTTTCTTGTCACTTCGTCAATATACGTCTGAGGTATACCTTTTCTGATTGCTAAATCGGTAAGTTTTTCTATAGCATCGGATGTCGTAACATTCTTCTCATGGTGATTTGTGTGAACAAACAAAGCATGCGGACGTGTTTGGGTTTCATTCCACACTACCGACAAATACCATTTCCTGCCTTCTGCTCTCAATGTCTTCATAGAAGCTGGTGCAGATTCTGGGAGATCCACTGTGTCCAGAATAATTTCTTCGTCTGCATCTTCTGCATGCTTCTCATCCTTACCTGACAACACAGTTGCCATTGTACCAGACCTGTATGTTGTAAAGCCTTTGATGAAACCAGTGTTGTAAACTGTAAGATAAAGGTGTTTGAAGTCTTCATATGGGTAATCAAACGGAATATTGCATGTCTTCGAACATGCTGCATCTGTCCATTGAGAAAATCCCTTCAAATCAGAGATGTGATCATGCACAGTGAGATTGGTAGTAGTTACTGCCCAATCTGCATTTGGGTCCCATTGATCTTGTGATTTCAGGAACCTAACACCATAGTCCTCGCATAATACTTCTTTAGTAAGTCCACGATTCTTATCAATCTTATATGTTACACCTTTATAAGTACCTTTTAAGATTTCGTCATCGCCTTCCTTAGATAGTTTAAATAGTTTTGTCTCAAACCATTCGCCTTCATACCATTTAGGAGTAACATCCGCTATTTCATCTGGACACTGAGAAACAATAACAGTTCTGACATATTCCGGCATGAAGATTGGCTCGATACCACCAGATACTACGTTTGCAAGGATAGATGAATTTCCATTAGGTTGTTGACTCATTAAAGATGCATTACGAATACCTGTGGTACTCAATTTAAGTTTATATTCCTCGGACAACCCCAATTGTTTAATAAACACAGATTCGGAATGCCAATCTGGCTTACAATACTCGAACATGCCTTTCTCTACAGCCAAATCAATGGATGTTTCGTATGCAGTCTTCGAGACAAGCTTCATTAGCTTTTCCCTGATCACTTCTGCTTCATCAGATGCAAATCTTGTCTTCAGCATAAACAATGAAGAACCCCATCCCATAATACCAAGGCCAATACGACGCTTCTTTCTCATAGAATCAATATATTCGGGCAACGGTGCCGAGGAATAAGAGTTGACATTGTCTAAGAAACGAACCATATACGCTACGTATTTCTTAATGGCGACCCAATCGAATCCAGATCCGTCTAACTTGACGAATTGTGTCAAGTTGATAGTTCCTAGGCAACAAATGTTCCCAGGCGATAGTGTTTGCTCTCCGCAAGGATTGGTCGCAAAGATTGTTTCTGCATAGTTTAATGGATTAAAATAGTTTGCACGGTCTAGGAAAAGTACACCTGGTTCTGCACGATTATACGTGGATTCCATGATAAGATTCCATAACCATTTTGCAGAGATGGTGTTATGCACCTTTACAGGATAGCCATGGGCCAGCCATGCTTTAATATCACCTGTCCACGACTCTTTATATTCTTTGCAAGTAGTTACAGGGAAAATCAGGTCCCATTTATCCAACTTAGCTACCTTTTCTGCAACAGCATCGGTGATATCTCCGGATTCTAGCTTGTCCATTTCCACTATGCGAGACATAAATTCATCTGTACAGTTTGCCGACACATTGAACTTTGTCAGACGTCCAGGTTGCTGCTTTGCGGTAACAAATTCAATAATATCCGGGTGCCAGACATCCATAACGCCCATCATGGCACCTTTACGAATCTTACCTTTTGCTTTTGCATTTGTAGACTTTTTACCAGATCCTGCTGTAATAATCTCTGATGCTTTGTCAAAAAGCTCCATATATTTTACAGAACCCGGGGTTTCTACACCAATACCATTAATAAATGATCCCCTAGGACGAATATACGAAAAGTTTTCTCCCCATCCGCCTTCAGATTTTAGTGTTTGTGACTGACTCAACAAATGGCTGTAAATGCCTTCCAACGAATCGATATCATATTTTTCTCGGGGACCGACGAAACAATTCATTAGTGTCGTGCCAGACCATTCGGTACCAGCGTTTGACATAATCCTGCCGCCTGGCACACCTTTAAAATTTGTCAATAATTCAAAGAATCTCTTTTCCCACAACACCTTCAGTTCGTCGGTTGCTTCGACCGAAGCAATAGCTCTTGCTATTCGTCCCAATGTGTCGTTTATATCATTATCTTTATGATCTTTGTATGTAGTTTCCCATATTTCCCTAGAAAATGGATCCTGAAATACTGTTGTTGCCATTTACACTCCTGCTATGTTAATTTATTTGTTTTATTTTTTCTTTTGAAAACCGTTGCAATACCGTAAAGTCATCGTTCAGTTCCGAGTATGTACTTACCTTGCCGATCTCATAATTTAGTATAAATTTGTTATCTATTATGGGTAACAAATACTGACCATCTGTGTCATTTACTAGGTGTAATTCCACTGATTCAGGGTCGTCTAGCATAGTTAATGTATAGAAAATTAATAAGCTTATAGAGCTTGTGCAAAATAAATCGTGGGACAGGATTTCCCATGGTGTCGGCCAATTCTCCGGAGTATAGTAATCGATTGATCGAGAACCGAATGGTATTGTGGAACAAAATTTCGCAACTTCATTTAATCTTTCTTCCTTAGGAAGTAAATTTATATCTGTTCGTAATTTTTTCCACAAGCGGAGGCGCTCTTCGGTTGGCAGTGATCCCCAGAACATACTTTAGAATGGTAACCACTTAATGGAACTACTGCTAAATGTCAGAGATCCAGCAAAATCATGCATATAAGAAATTTCAACTAAGGTTTGTGTTCCATCGTATTCAGTTTTAAATGTTATGCTGTTGGGCAGAACTGTATTAACTTCGGTACCTGTGTCTGATAAGACAACCGAAGTTACGTCTGGAAATGGGGGATTCGGGATAGGCGCAAAATATGCAGTAGCAGTAATTTCTAATTGACCATTTCTCGAAAATGTAGTACCTACTGTATTCCAGTCTGGGCTCAATACATCTGTGATGTCATATAGGATTGTAGTAAACGGTGTAGCAGTATAAGTTAATGCAGGTATTACTGTGAATATTGCTGCTGGCGGTAAAACTAATACTAGTGGATTTAATAATATGTTGTCCTGAGCAGGTACATCGCCAATTTCTATGTATTCACCACTTATATTACCGATGAACATTCTTCTTGTATCTGTACACAATGCTATCTCGCCGGCTGCTAATACTCCTGGAAAATTCACAATTGTGAACGGTGGAATACTTATATATCCAGGATCAAAGCCACCAACACCGGTGTATCCTGCAGGATACAACCCATCAAATTGAGCCTGGGTGCCTCTTCGATTCTGAATTCTTGTTACTACTACGGGTGTTGCCATGATTTAATCCTAAGTCTTATGGTGTATTTATCGAAATTTCAGGCAAAGAATAGTAAACATCGACTTTTTCTAACCACATAACTTGGTACTTAATAAATTCATCACCTTCGATTATAAATTCTTGATATCTGGCATCTCTTGTAGCTACCATAACAACCCCTTTCCTAATATCTGTACCATACATTTCGTTATGCGACAAAGAGTAGGCTGCTAACTGCATAAAATAGTCTTCGATCCACTCTTTTTCCTTGGCGGACCTGCTATTCTTGTAATCCATGATAGCAGGTACGTTTTCGTGGAGGCCAACTAAGTCTGTTGTCCCGGCATACAATCCTTCTGTATAAAGCATTACCTCCGATCCCCAAATTTCAGTAATCCTGGGGAACGCTTCTTTTATAATCAATTTTGCAAGGGCTTTGGCCATGAATGACCCAGACATTTCTTTTCCTGCAATGTAATTTTCTAAATTATTATGCATAGCTGTGCCTAAGAACCCAGCTTCAGTAACAATTTGGTCTGCTTTAGCATCTCCCACTGCACGGCGCCATTCATCCAATCCAGTCATATCCTTAGTCTTGGACAAGATAGTAGTTACACTAGGTAGAGAAACACCGTCTCGGACAACATATTGGCGTCCGTCTGGGCTATCAATACGTTCTAATTTTTTGTAATTGTATTTTGCTGTAATCATTAACGAATTGTAACACAAAGAGTATCACAATGTCAAAGATTTACCAGCAAATTCTCCACTGGACAGTGTTGCCATTATCTGGATTACTTTGAATTTGGATTGTATATTTTAATCCCTTAAAGTAAGCCAACACCGAGTTCAATTGTAATTGAATTGGTTTATTTGTTGCTGTACCTGACCACACTTGCCAATACAAGTTTGGATTTGTACCAAATGTATTCACTGCTGTATTGATGGTAACGACTGATGGTGTTGCCGGAGGATTCGGTAAAGCTGCTGTAGGTGGATTAAGGACATTACCTGTTGCACCTGTTGTATATTGACTTCCTTGCACATTTACTGCAATAGATGCAACAGATGTTCCTGCCAGTGTCACAGTAGTCGTCGCCCCGGTTCCTGGGTCAGATATAACTAAATATGGTGGAAAAACAGCATAGCCGGCGCCCGTATTGTCAACTATCACCTGTGTGATTGTTCCAGGTATATCTGTTAAGACTGTTCCCATAAATCCAGATCCAAGTGGGTATGGTAATAAAGGATTTAATGTAGAAACTATCTGTGCAACTGCAACACTGGCTTGATATCCCGATCCTGCATTCAAAATAGCAACACCTACAATTTGTCCTGTAATACTTACAGAAGTAATTTGAAACACTGCATTAACATATGCAATGTTTGGAAGAACTGCTCTGGTAGCAGTAACAGTATCGCCGATTGTATATCCTGTACCTGCTGATGCAATATTTACGTTGACAATGTTTCCAGCACCGTTAACTAGCGGTTCCAGAACGGCGCCTGCGCCGAGTATAGAACTAACACTCATTGTTGCAGAGACTGGCTGATATCCTGATCCACCGTCTGTAATGTTGATTGCTAAGATATTTCCGCCGTTTGTTGTAACTGTGCCTGTTGCAATAACAGTCGGTATTACGCCAACCGGAGGAATAAAGTATACAGATGGACTATCTTCAAAATAGTCAGCGCCGCCATTAACTACTGTTACAGATGAAACACCTGTTACAAAAGTCATCGGAGTCATTCCGCCAACAATTGTACACATTTGACCGCCGCCGACTTGACACTGACTCGATGCAGCCAATATGGCTTGCTGAATCATGCAGATCTCTTCCCATACTACAGGGAAATTCGTAGCCAACTGCTCCATTGTAGAAGCAGTTGGGAATCCTGAGCCAGGGGTGCAACAATCTGCCATTTTTCTTATCCTATACTATTAGCTTTCTGTGCCATGTCAGACACTTGTGCTGCACTATCTTGGGCTACACCAGGTGCTCCGCCCTGAGCAGAGCCTTCGGGTGCAGTTAATTGAATCATTTCTGGTGTTGCGTTCATTACAACTGGGTTATTACTTAATAACGACATAATGCTGTTAACATCTACAGCATAGCCCATTTTATATAGTTGATCAACCAGTTGTTGCGTGTCGATCTGCTGAGATCCGATACCTTTTGCTCCTATAAGCAAATTAGTTAAATCTGATTCTAAGTTCTGATTGTAATCCTCTTGCAAAAGTTCTCTTGCTCTCATTAAGCAGACCTTGCTTCTCTGATTTTTTTAGCCTTCTCGACTAATTTCTTCATTTCAAGGATTCTTTTCTGTAATTTTGCAGATTCCATCTTCTTTGAACGGCCTAGTGGTTCTTCGCCGCCAAAATCATCTTCGGCGTCCAATTCAGCGTCGATGTTGTCTAGATCCATATCATCGCCGCCAAAATCATCTTCGGCGTCCATTGCATTTGGATCACCCATGCCAGCATCCATGCCATCCACCGGAAGATCCATGTCAGATGGTGCATTGAATTGACCAGTTGCAGCCATATTTGAAACTGCATCATCGACTTGATTCTTTGCTGTGTACAGAGAATCCATAACACCTTGGAGAGCGCCATAAATTTGTGTCTGGAATGCAGATGCAGATTCCATACCATATGTTTCCCTCATTTGATCTGTTACTGGTGGAAGATCTTCGTTTTGTAGACGACCAATCTTTTCTACCATTTCCTGGAGTTCCTGAGCAAAGCCTTTTGCTGCCATCATAACTTCTGCCTGGCTGACTTCTGTCTCTAATAGCCGACGAAGATTTTTTACTAAAGTTGCATGTTCTTTCATTTTAACACCCTTCTGTTGTTCTGTTGATTCATTGTATGCCTGGCCTTGTTTCCTGGCTGCTTGTGCTGCAAATGGATCAGCTACCATTCTGCCTGTTGTTTTATCTCTTACCATCGGTACTGCCTTATCGCCACTTTGTGGAGCTAAACTTAGTTCCGGAGCATCTAATGCTTTCATTGCCAGCAGACCTTGTGGGGAGGAAGGTGCTGTAGCTGGTGCGCTACCATCGCGTTTTCCTATCTGACTCCAATCTGCATCGGCTTCGAAAACATCTGGACCAGCCATATTTAATTCAGGTGCGCCACTACCCTGTGAATTCATACATACTGGTAATGATTTTGATCTTACTCGCTGTTCAATGATATTGTCAGCAAAACGATACTTGCTAGATCTATAATGACCCATTGCACCTTCTACTGCACGTTCATAATGAGTCGGATTTTCGCCGGTCAGTCTGAACGTGTCTATAACAAACTTAGTAAGCCCATCTATAACCATGTCTAAGTCCGGTGATTGGAATTTACTCATCGCAAATTCTCGCAAGCTTCTCATGCCTTCTAATACAAGCAGCCTTTTCGATATTTCCGGGGAAGCCTTTGAATCATCGCCCTTAATCTTCAATTCAGTTATTTCATCCTGGATTTGTTCCATTATAACAACTAAGTCTCTATCACTGACATCTTCAGATATCTTAAAACCGTAATTAGTTTCGAGGTGCTGATTTATCCTTTTGAAGGTGGTATCTGGTGCTTTACCAATATCGTTTAAGAGCATATAAATCGTTCCTGTAAGTTTTATTTCTTATATTTATCATTCTGGCAACTATTTTACTCTTTTGAAGAACGAAATCTTATCACGCAAATCGTTAGCATGTACTTCGGCCATTTGAAATTTATCTTCCAGAATACATAGTCTTTCCATATCTTTCTTTACTTTTACTTTCCTCATACAATTTAAGTAATATGTCATGTCAGTATGATACTTAAAAAATGAAGATTCGAGCGAAAGAACTGTCTTTAATTCTTTTCTCTGCCCTTTGGAATATTTCTGGGCAACTATAACAGCTACATCAAAGACACAGATGTCCTTGTATATGACATCCTTACTAGAATTTAGTATGTTATAGAATCCATGTCCACTTTTCTGGACATATGCTGCATCAACTTTAATTAGTTTCTCTGGAATAGGTAAAATAGTGCCGCGCCGAATAGCGACCAGAGCAACTTTATCTGTTGCCCTGTCTATTCTGTCAAGCATGTCACTTCTGTTCATTATTTTTTCTTACGACCGTTATTGATTCTTGAGGCTGTCTTTTTTCCGTTAGCTGCTAATGTTGCAGATAATTCGCCACTTGCTTGTTGCGGCTTAGTATCCCCGATTATGGTCTTTACAGGAGCGGTCCTGTAATACTCTTTTTTCTGTTCTGTGGTGCCGGATCTTTTCTGCATTCCACCCAATGCAGTTGGAGCAATAGCTATGCCCCCGGCGCCAGTTGCACCTGCGCTTGAATTTTCTCTAATTCCTGCTAATTCCCGCAATCTGGAAATGTGTTTAGCCTCTTCTGTTGGCTGGGCAGTTCCCATAGCTGCATCTTGGAATGGTTCCAAAGCGTCCATGTTAATCCATTCATCCTGATTCGTTGTTGGATTCCTAACTTTGACTCCATTGGCCGACTGGTCCACCTGTGATACTTGTCCCGGGACTGCGATTCCGTCTTGTCCCTTCATACCGACTGTCATTCCCATCTGTACTGGTGCGCCTTTTCCTGGCCATAGGGATTTTATGCCGGACAAATCCGAGGTCGAGGAAGTTCCTGTTGTTGATGTAGGCCCTATTGTTTGACCCGACGGTGGAACAATTGGTGCTTCGGATAATGCTCGATATTCTAAGAATGACATCTTTGAAAGCTCTTCCCGTGCTTCCGATAGGCCTATATTTCTGTCTTTAACTAGCTTCTGGATGGTGTCTCCATAAATTAAGTCACCGATAATTTTATCATTTTGTATCATACCGATTGCATCCTTGAAAATACTGTATTTTTTGCCCATCCTGTCGGACTTCCCGAAACAGTTGTTACTCTAACTCCACTCGGAATAATTACCCCATTTAGGTCATCGACTAATAATCCTACCGGACCGGGTGTCCCATATGGTGTAAAATTAAAGAATTGAACACCCCTCTCTACTGCAAATTTCCATACAAACCCTTCTCCAGAAAGTTCTTGTGTCAGATCTGCTAATTCTATAACTGCATACGGATCAGATAATACTACTGGCATTGCTCGTAAGCCTATACTCATTAATAATACTTCGAAGTTTTTCTGACTTTCGTCTAATGGATTCCCTGTTACTTGTATGTTCATTAATCTAATTATTTCTTGTGAGGCAGGTGGATTAGGATTAGGATCTGTGAAAGCTCCCGGCGACGATGCATAGCAAACATAGTATTGTAGGTCTGCTGTTAAATTCTGCATCGACGACGCTGCGCCGTGAATTTGTTTAGTCATTCTTAATCCTTATCCTCTATTTACCAGGGTTTTATTAGTTCACTGAACCAATTTGAAGTTCCCAGTCATTGTTATCACTAACAATGAAAATACATTGTTCGGTTACATCAAGTTCTATGGAATCAGTTGAGCCGAGGTCAGTGTTAATTTCATCGGCAAGCATCCCGACATCTACATAGTGTGCAAGTGAGCCTGTTAGGACCTGTTCATCGAACACACCACCGGTTGTACGAATAGGCATATTATTGTTCCTCGAATATTTCTTATATTTATCAAGAAACGAAGAACACTATGCCAAAAGAAAAGCGACCGAAGTCGCTTGTCTCTTTTCCTGTAATTATTACGCTAAATTGTAATATGTAGTTGTTCCCAATGAGAACGAAACTTCTTCCACTGTGACACCGCCGAATACTACTACTGTAGAAACGGGAGGCTGAGTCGGGTCATCTGGTGCGCCTGCAGTAATATATACTGTTGCATTCGGTAATGCCTGAATTGCTGCCTGCATCTCCGTTTCTGCGCCTGTTGGTGTATCTGGCAATTGCTTTTCATCTGCGTCTGCAGGAGGTGCATCGTATGCAGGATCATCTGATCCCCACCCGAGTGCTGATGCCGAAAGTGCAATGTGCAATTCTGTTGTATCGCCATACGAAGCTGGCAATAAGCCGATAATAATAATACCTGCTTTCTTGCTAACTTCGCGCAATACAATGTCTGCTGCGCTATTTGGCACAGGGCGATTATTCCCTACTACAAAATAACTAGTGACTGGAGTTGCTCCCCCGGTCGTGAAAACTGGCAAGTTAACCGACCCATCCGAAACTGCCCATTCAAATGGACCCGTAATTTTAAAAAACCTCATTCCGCCTGTCAGCGTTTGATTGCTGATAATTCCACCGTTTACTCGAAGTGCCATGTCTGTAATCTCCTACAATATTGCATTTATTTATCAATAAACATAAATTTTAGTCAACAAAAAAGCACCCGAAGGTGCTTTTCTGAAGTTCCAACTAACTCTGTTCGAATTAGTAAGGAAGACCGACTGGGTAGTAGCCTGGTGTACCAGTTGGGCTGTTTGTAGGTGTAGCACCTGAAGTAGCTCCTGGGCCAAAGTCCAAGTCACCTGCTGCAAATGTAGCTACTGGCATTGTACCGTTAAATGCTGCAAATTCCATGTTAAATGTAACTGCACCAGCTGCAACGCTAACTAGAGCGCCAACTGTATCCGTAGGTGCTGCACCAGCTGTTGTTACAACTGCTTGAGCATTAACTACTGGAAGTGCTTCTTCGATAAGACCGGCTGTATCAGAGAACCAACCTTCTGCATGGCCTAGC